GTATCGTGGGAGGGCGGTGGACTTCCTTGATAGAGTTGCTCAAGAGAAAATTGAACCTTTTATTGATAAGAGTTATCAAGCTCTTGCTTCTTATGTAAATGCATATGACCAAAAGATGCAAATGGCAAGAGAGGTTATTGCAGATAAGGGTATCTGGACTGCAAAGAAAAGATACATTCTTAATGCATGGGATATCGAAGGTGTTCGTTATCAAGAACCTAAACTTAAAATCATGGGTATCGAAGCAGTTAAATCATCTACGCCTGCACCTTGTCGTGACAAGATTAAAGAGGCACTGAAGATTATCATGTCTGGTTCGGAGAAGGATGTAAACACATTCATCCAAGAGTTTCGTGAAGAGTTTATGAAACTTCCACCAGAAGAGATTGCATTTCCTCGTTCTGTTAATGGATTAAAGAAGTGGAGTAGTAGTTCGGGTATCTTTACTAAAGGTGTTCCTATGCATTGTAAAGGTGCATTGCTTTACAACCACTATACTAAAATGAACAAACTTAATAATAAGTATCCTCTTATACAAGAGGGTGATAAAATCAAGTTCCTAAACATGAGACAACCGAATCGAATGTCATCCAATGTGATTTCGTTCATTACTAAGTTGCCTACAGAACTAGATTTGCATAATATGATTGACTATGACTTGCAATATGAGAAGGCATTTGTTGAACCATTGACGTTTATTATGAACCAAATTGGGTGGCAGATTGACCGTTCTTATGGAACACAGACAACTCTTGAGGATTTCTTTGGATAAATGCCTTGACATTTGTTGGCAAAACAAGTATAATGGGAGTATAAATTATGAAAGAGGATTTGAATGAAATATTTTAGATATACACTTGATGAACTGAAACAGTCATCTGACAGAAAACTATTCGATTACATATCGTTCTTTGCGGGCGGTGGTGGTTCATCTGCTGGTTATAAACTTGCAGGCGGTGATTGTAAATTTGTCAATGAGTTTCAACAAGTCGCAGTGGATACCTATCTAGCGAATTGGCCAGAGACACCAGCACACATATGTGGTGATATCAAAGAAGTCACTGGTGCAAAGATTATGGAGATGACAGGAATCAAAAAGGGAGAACTTGATATACTTGATGGTTCACCACCTTGTCCACCATTCTCAATGTCTGGTACAAAACAAAAAGGTTGGGGTAAAGAAAAGACTGCCTATGGAATGAAACAAAAGAACATTGAAGATTTAACATGGGAACAGATTCGTATTGCTGGTGAGATGATGCCAAAAATAATTATCTGTGAGAATGTAAAAGGTCTTACAATGGAATATGCAAGAGAACATTTGATGAGAATGGTAAATGATTTCGAGGCATTAGGTTATACAACAGTTTACAAAGTACTAAAGGGACACAATCATGGTGTGCCTCAGAAAAGAGAAAGAGTTTTTATCGTATCTGTAAGGAACGATGTACTGGATAAAATCGGAGTACCATTTATGATACTTGAAAGTTTGATTTTTCCAGAACCAGAAGAACATGTCACCACAATCAAAGATGCAATTTGGGATATTCAACAAAACAATGAGAATGCTTTTGAAGCAGTTGAACTTTGTGAGTCGATGACCAAGAGCGCTAAATATAAGTGGATGAAGAGACTACCAAAGAATCCAGAAAAGGTTGTCTCTGTTGGTGATGATGTAGTTGGGCCTTGGTATGATAAAGTCATTGAACATAGAAAGAAATGGGGTAAGAGTATTCCAGATAGAAAGAGTTCGTTCTTTCAATCTCGTAGAGTTCCTTGGAATCAAGCATCTCATACACTTTCTGAACAAGGACTACAAACAAGTCTTGCAGTTCACTTGCACCCAGAAGAAGATAGGGTGTACACAACTAAAGAAGCTGCACGACTAATGACTTTGCCAGAGGATTACAAATTCACTGGTACTCTTAATGAGAAACTTGCAAGAATTGGGTTGATGGTTGCACCACTACAAATGAAGTACCTTGCTGATAAAGTGTACGAAAACATCCTTAAACCCTATAAGGAGATACAAAATGCAGAAACTAACGGTTAAGAAAGACTTAGGTCAAAAAGAAACTTACGATAAATGGAATGGTAAATTTCTAGACGAATCAGCATACGATGAGGTAATCAAAGTAACTGATACAGACATGGGAGTAATGAAACCTATCCTATCTTTGGATGGTTCAGATGTTCCCCTTGCATATGTTATTACAAATGCATTCCCTAAACAAAGTAAGATTAGGGATATTCTAACTACTATTGAAGATACATCTACAATGAGGGCAAACTGTTCAGGCCCTATTGATAAAGAAGAGATGTTGGCAAAAGGTTTAGTTGAAGGACAAGACTATAAACTTAGAACACCTAACTCATATTATGTCCGTACAAAGTCTGGTGGTTGGGGTATGATTGCATACTCAAACGAAATCCATTCAGTTATGATTGGACACAAACGTGGACGTTTTACTGGTGGTATTGATGTATCGGGTTGGTGTAAAGATAATAAAGAAAAGTGGGAAGCACTACAAGAAATTTCTGAACACAATGAAACTGCATTTGCAAAAGCAAACAATGACATCTATAAAAGTCAGAAGTCATTTGCAGAAAACAACATTCGTCCAGAACATAGAGTTGGTGAAGGTATCTTTACCACACTTTCTGCGAATAGATATTCTGCATATCAGTCTGCAAAGATGGCTGCACATGTAGACAGTGGTGACACTGATGCTGGTATGACAAGTATGTGTGTATTCAGAGAAGGTGATTACGATGGTGCATATCTTTGTTTCCCTCGTTATGGTGTTGCAATTGATGCCCCAGATAATAGTGTTGTAATTGCAGACAGTCAAGAAGTACACGGTGTTACACCTATCTCTGGTAATGGACAACGGTTTAGTTGTGTTGCATATTGTGATAGACGATTGGCAACAATCGGTGTCTACGGTAAACAAGAGAAGTTGATTGGTAAGTATGCTGCAAAGACATCTGGAAATTTAAATGACTTTCTTGGCGAATAAGCCTTGACATTTGTTATAATAACAGGTATACTATGCTAGAAGATTGAGGTTAATTTATATTATGGAGAAACAATGAAATATCCCTTTGAATATGTAAAGGCCCAAGAACACTTTGAGGAATTCGCAAAGAAACCTGTTCTTGTAGAAGGTATGAAGTTGGTGGAGATGTGTTATGTAAAAGTAACAGACATCGACACTGAACATTATAACTTTGGGCGTGTGGAAGGAAAAACAGATTCACCACACATTTTGAAGTTGCGTACTATTTTTCGCAACGATGAGTATGAACCACAGTTTCACGAACCACCAGTAATTACAAAGCAAGGTAAACTTGTTGCTGGTAAACACCGTTTTGTTTCTGCAAAGTTGGAAAAGGTTGAACACATTTGGGTTGCAGTATGTACGTTTGCAACAACTAAATCTTTACGTCAATATGCAATTACAGAGAACTTGCGTAAGCATCCTAAGAACGAAGCAGACCAAGGTGCAGTGGTTTACAATGTTATCTCTGCTATTCAGGCAGGAGACTGTAACAAGAATGCACACTCTATTCGTCAATACTTGAAAGAGATTGATTGGAATACACAAGTTGCAAAGACTGTAGAACTGGTTCTTTCATCTGTTATTGATGATTACAAACAGACTACTAACCCTACTCGTGATGAGATTGTTGAAGCAATTATGGATGAGTATGGTGTAGATGTTACACAAGCACCACAGTGGTTGGTTTCAACATTGCGTGGTGGAACTGGTGAGGTTGCTGGTGACCGTCATGCACGTTTATGGTCAAAGGTTTATCCTTTGTTAGTTAAGGGACTTGATGTGAATGTTGCAGTTGGTTTTTCGGATACTCTTGCAAAAGATATTCCAGAGAATCGTGTGAATATTTCTGAGAACTACTTAATGAACTATATCGACCAGTGTGTACAGGTTGCAGAAGCATACAAGTCTGGCAACTTAGGAAACATTAACTTTTTATTCAAGACACAGATTGAGGGTGAAGATGGACATTTTGTCGAAATTGACTCCTAAACAATTAGACCATGCAGATATTTGTTTTTCTGCAATGTCTGGTATTATGGAACGTGGTAAGTGGGAAGTAACTTCTAAGAAACGTCAAATCACACGACAGTTCTATATGGGTTGTGGAAACTTTTCTTCTGGTTGGGTATCATCTGAAGCACAGATGTTGAAGGCAAAAGACCGTTGTAAAGACCACTTCATTTCCCCACAGACTTATGCTTACTACATTCTCGACCATTGGCATATGTATTCTATTTGGGAACAGTTTTTACCACAGTGGATTTTATGTTCACAAACTATTGCAGTTACATCTGAAGAGAATAACAAGTTGAGTGGATTTACAAAGAATACTTTTGAAACTGGTAATGTTATCAAAGTAAAAACTTCTATTGTAAATCGTTATTCAGAACTTGGTATTGATTTGTATCACGAAAAGAATGGTTTGGTAATGGCAGGTGAAAAGTTTCCTCTACCAGTATCAGAACACTTCTTAGAATATGAGGAGAAAAATCTACTACTATGATTATAATGATTGGTGGAATACCATGCTCTGGTAAATCCACATTAATGAGAAGTCTGATTTCAGAAATGGGTTCGCATGAAGATGTTGAACCCATGAAACTATTTCCATGCCAAAAACACGGTGACGTATTGGTGGTTGGAAGATATCCTGTTGGCGAAACATTTGGGGGAACTGACAGAATTAGTTATGGTGCTATCTCTAAGTTTAGAGATTTCATTGAACAAGAAACTCCCAAACATAAACATATAATACTTGAGGGTGATAGATTTTGTCGTGCAAAAGATATCGAATGGTTGTTATCAGAACATGATGCAAAGGTTTTTATCCTAAAGGTAACAGCTGAAACTGAAAAGGAAAGACATATTGGTAGGGGTGATGAACAGTCTGAGAAATGGTTGCAGACTAGAAGAACCCTAATTAATAATCTACAATCTAATTTTCTCTTAATGGGTGAATTGGAAATACGGCAAACTGATACATGGGATTCTCTCCATGAATTAAAAAATGAAATAAAGGAAAACTTGATATGAAAAATAAAGTAATTAGTATACTGTTTAATAATGGAATGGAAATTGTTGGACGGTTTGTTTCGGAAACAGATGATGAACTTGTGGTGTACAAACCTCGTATGGCACAAATGTCGCAACAGGGAGTTGGACTTATTCCATCTATCTGTGCTACTGGTAAATCACCAGAAGGTGACTTCACATTCAGTAAAAGATTTATTATGTATTACACTGAATCTGTTGATGAGATTTCAAAGGGTTGGCAACAACATACAAGTGGATTGATTACAGCAGATAAAGGTACAATAATCTCTTGACTTTAGCAGACAAATATAGTATTATAAACAAAATGGAATCAAAGGAT